GGAACTTAGATCCACGAACTCGCACAAGCCAGATGTCACCATCGACTTGAGTCATTTCGTTTTCATCAATTGTACACTTAACAACGCCAATATCATGAGATAGAGACATTTTTATGAGTAAATCCCAGAAACCATTTTTAGAATGGCAAAGGGAATGACGATTAATTAACGCGAAATCAGAACAAATACCTAAAATACGTGTTTCGATAACGTGTTTTCCGTAACAATGTACTATACGTACATTTTTATTAACGGAATTAACAATCTCATCAGTATCTTTCAACTGATTTTGATGGTTTATGCGAACAGGAATTGGTCTTTCGATCGATTCCCATTCAATACCATTACCTCGTTTAACACGGGGTTCTGGCATTTTAGCTTCGCTCAACTCTTCAGAACACTGAAGGTCAATTTCAACTTCCTCTTCGGTCCAAGATTTGGAAGAAGAGACAAGCGATCCCTCAGTAAAGAAGGAAAACGCTTTAAATCCTTTAATAAGGATTAATAGGCCACCCAATACTGATACAAATTTAAGTACATGATATTTGGGTTGAGGGCGTGCGACATAATTATTCGGAAGGCCTAAAGAGGCCTTGAATAAATTCCAAGAATATTGGAATTTGTCGTTAACGTATGTAACACGACTATGCCAAGCATAAAGTCCAGGGACTTTAAGCAAGAAACTTTGCGGCCAAAACCACAAAATCAATAAAAGCATGGAGCTCCAGGTTAGTGTTATAAACCAACTAAGAGCAAAAATTCCAAGCCACATGATCTCTAATAAGATAGAGATATAATATACACACACGAATTTAAACTGGGGAGTAATCACCAGTTCATCAGATAAGAGACTCGACTCAGTATTTACAGGAGTAAAGTAATCTTCGATGTTTTCATGTTCTAATATGTTACAGCGTGCTTCTTGTTGCTTAATATGAGTTATGAATGTATGTCTGAGATAATCAGATAATTCATATATTGAAGCATCTTGAAGCTCGTAAACAGTAGAAGAAGTTCTACTATCTACGGGTTCGAGACGATAAACTGTGAACGTCCAACGATCAAATTTTGGTGTCTCGGAAGCTAATGATTT